ATTGATATAATGTTAAAACAATCTTTAGCATTTACATTAAAAGAACATCCTAATTTATATGGAAAGTTATCTGAATTTAAAGAATATTTAAAAAGAGAAAGTAATGAGTAAGAAAAAAATAAACAATGTTGATATATTAGATACTGAAAAAGTTCTTACTGGAAAACAAGATTGGGAGATAGATACTCCTAAAATGACAGAGAAGGAAAAGAAGAAATGGTATCAAAATCATATAGAACAAACTCAAGCGGGAAGTTCTAATATGAGAAAACCACGTAAATTTATATTTAACTTTAAACAAACTCAAGAAGATATAGATAGAAGTAAGTATCAAGATTATTTAGGTAATCCATTACCGGGTTATAAATGGGGAGAATCTGGTAAAATAGTAATAGATATAGATTATAGAGAGAAGAATCAATTTGAAACTAATGGACAAATAAGAAGTTTTACAATTATTAAATCTGAAAATAGAGTGTTATGAGTATAGAAGAATTAAAAAAGATAGAAGATGCTTTTCTTCCATATCAAGGAGAAGATAAGATGAATATATTTCATCAAAAAGAATCAGGTATAGTAGTAATTATTATTTATAATCCTAATATACTTGGTATTACTAAACTTAAAGATATACTTACTTTAACACCAGAAGGATTGAATAATCTAGTATTTTATTATAAAACTAGAGATCAATATATGTTAGAAGAAGTATTAAAAGTATTTAGAAGTTATAAACCAGTTTACCAAACTACAGAATGATATGGCAGAAGAAAAAAGAACTAAGAAAAAAGCAATGAGAAAGACTCAAGATCAATTTATAGGAAATCATGAACAAGATAATAGAATGCCTATAGTTAAACAAGAAGTTAAAATAGAAGGGAATGAAGTAGTAGAAAGAAAAATAGAAGTAACTTTAATGCCAAATGCTGAATTAGATAAAGAAAGTAAAGAATTTCATGAATTTATAGAATTTATAGAGAAAGATAAAACAGCTTGGAATATACAACAAGAAGAAGAGGAAAGACTTAAAGAACAAAAAGAAAAACTTCCTTTAGATAAAATTTTAGATATAGCTAAAGCACAAGGTTTACTAAAAGAATTAACAGAAGAACAAAGATTTGATCGTTTAATAAAAGGTATTAAACTACATGATATTATTAAAGATTGTATGCAGAGTAGTTTAAATAATTACTCTAAAGAGTATAATAAGAAAAATTCAGATGATAACATTCAACTTAAATTAATGTTACATAATAATAAACATCCTCAAACTGGAGCTATATTTTCAGCAGATTTAAGATTAGAATGTAGACGTAGAGGTAAATTTACAGTCCTATTAAAGAAAGGAGTAGCTTTTACACATGTTAGACAAGTAAGAGACGAAGCTTCTTGGAAGTATAGTTTATATGGACAAATGTTTAATGACTTAATTGCAGTTTCTATTAATCACCTTTTATTAACAGACGATGTACAATCAGGCAGAATTAAATCAACTATTTCCTAAAGAGGAAATACCTTTAGATGAAAGAAGATACTTAGTAGGATGGTATCATTCAGATAATAGAGAATTTATATTAGTCTACGATAAATTAAATAGACATGTAGTATTTAAAAGTAATACTGCAATACTTTATGATAAACAAGGTAATGTAGTATTAGATGAAAAAGGTAAAGTTTTAACTAGACAAAAGCAATATTATCATATCAGAAAGTTCTACGGTGAACGAGATTGCGAACCTCCAAAACAGATAAATCCTGATTTCTATAGAGGATTATAAAGATTCCTAAACTATAAACCGTTGATTACAAAGAAGCTATAAAAAGCTTCTTTTTTTATTTAGTAATCTTTTCTAATTTGCATTGTATGCAAGTCATATCTACTTTTTATACTTATAGTGAAGTACTTGAGCATTTAGATGAAGCTAAATATTTATATAAAATACTCAATCAAAAATATGAATCAGAAATAAGTATAGTAGTAGATTGTAGTTTAATTTATTATAGAATAGTTATAAAACTTCTTAAAAATGCCTGAAATAGAAGAAAGATCATTTAAAGTATTAGATTTTGAAAAGAATAACTATAAAGATAAGAGATTCTGTAATGAAGAAATCTATGAAGAAGTATCAGAAGAATTACAATTACCTTTAGAGTTAGTTCAAGAAGTAGCAAAAGCTCATACTGATTTTAGTAGAATGATAATAGAAACGGGTGCATTTGAAAGTATTACTTTACCTTATCTTGGAAAGTTAAAAGCAAAATTAAAATCTGTACAAAAAATGACAGCTAAAATACAACGTAAGTAATTAAACTCTTTGTGCATACTTTATCGAAAAGCAGTAAACAATGGCAAGTAATATTAAATTTTTTGAGTTAGATAAGTATAGAGTAGTTGATTTAAATAAAGAATGGATAAGTACTATAAAAGAATTTAAGAAAATCTTAACCAGAGATAAAGGCTCTAAAGGAGATGTGGATGGAAGAAAGAAACTACAGGCGATACGGGAGTTTACTTTTATTTATCATTATTGTGATTACGCTAGTAAGTTTGGTAACTATTCAGAAGAAGATAAACTCTCACAATGTATATCGAATGCGGATTTACCACAAGATTTCAATTATACAAAAGATGAAGATTTAGTAGCAGCAATAAGTAAATATAAACAAATACAAGAAACTCCAGCACTAAGAATATTAAATGAAGCTAAAGAAGGATTACATTCTGCACATCGTGTAATACGTAAAATAAGATTACATCTAGAAAGTGAATTAGCTAATATAGATTTAGCTAAATTAGATGAAGAACCAGAAGAAGAGGAAGAAAGTAAAAGTAAAAAGAAAAAGATTGATCCAATCAGTAAGATAACAAATGCTTTAAAGAATTTAATGGAGATAACAAATGAAGTAGCTCCAGCAATAGAAACAGTAGATAATCTTATAGAGAAAGTTAAAAAAGAACTTGGAGATACAAGTGGATTAAGAGGAGGTAGAGAGAAAGGTCATAAAGAAGAACCTACTATGAAAGTAGAAAGAGAAGCAATAGATGAAAGTACGGGTACAGCAGGAATGTTTAGCGATGTATAGATATGTTGAAGAATCAAAAAAATGATAGTGAATGGACTGATCTAACAGAAGAAGATTATATTATTCAAACTAATCAGCAAAATGAAAAGTGTGGAATATTATTTATTTGTCCGGGATGTAAAACACTTATAGGTATAGCAACAAAAACTAGTGGAGATTTACCGGGATGGAATATTAATTTTGAAACTCTTACATCTACACCATCTATTTTACATACTCCTCCTCATGGTTGTGGATGGCATGGTTATTTAACAAATGGAGAATTAAAATCTTGTTAATGACTTCTCAATTATCTCATCACTACGTCAACACAAAAATTTTTACCAAGACCGGAAGAGATTTTAAAAAGAATCATGGTAGATATACTTTAGCTCCTATAGGTAGTAAAGATTGGTATGACTTTTGGGAAGAAGAACAAAGAAGATGTGAATATGGATATAAAGTAGGAGGAGTAAAAATAACAGGACGACATTATTTTTATATGAACTTTACTCAACTTCGTAAGATAGATGAGAAGAGTAAAGGTAAAAAAGTAGCATATAAAGAATTTGATTTTCCATCTTTTTATGAAATAGATTATGATTGGTTTTGGTATAAAGAAATAGCTTGGTCTGGATGTAATAAACAAACTTTAGATAAATTAAAACTCTGGAGAAATCCAGCAGTTAATGAAGATGGTACATACGGGGGAGGAATGCACTTAGGATGTTTAAAAACACGTAGGGCAGGATTTAGTTTTAAAGAAGGAGCAGATGGGGTATATAATTATAACTTTATATCTGGTAGCAAGAGTTACTACTTTGCAGCAATAGAACAATATTTAACTACAGATGGTATTCTTAATAAAGTACAGTATGATTTAGAGTTTTTAAATCAGAATACTGATAAGTGGTGGCTTAAAAACAGAATGGAGAAGAATACCTTAATGCACCAGAAGGCATCATATATAGATGAAGATAAACAAGTAAGAGGGTATTTATCAGAAATAATAGGAGTAATTATTAATGATCCAGATAAAGTTAGAGGTAAAGAAGGAATTAAGATAGTGTATGAAGAAGCAGGTAGCTTTAAAGATTTAAAACGAGCACTAGCTATATCAGTTCCATCTGTATCAGAAGGAGCAACACTTACAGGACAGATCAGTTTATTTGGAACTGGAGGAGAAGAAAAAGGTCAAGATATAAATGGTCTTGAAGAAATATTTAATGCTCCACGTACTTATAAAATGTTAGCATTTCAAAATGATTGGGAAGAAGGATATGAAGCAACAGAATGTGGTGTATTTATTCCATGTTATATGGCAAATCCATCTTTTATGGATATGGATGGAAATGTTAATATAGAAGCAGCAATAGCTTATGAAGATAAAGAAAGAGAAATAAAGAAATTATCAAAAGATCAACGTGATTATGATCTAAGAATAGCAGAAAATCCTAAAGTACCAAGTGAAGCTCTTCTAAGAATAGGTAATACAGATTTTCCTCAAGCTGAAATCCTTCTACAAATAAATCGTGTATTAAGAAGTAAAGAGATACAAGGTTTAATGTTACATGGAGAAATAGTAAATATTCCCGGTAAAGGATATGATTTTCAATTAAATGAAAAACTTAAACCAGTAATACAATATCCTCATAAGGATGGAGATGATATAAGAGGATGTGTTACAATGATAGAAAGACCTCTAACTGCACAAGTACATAAAGGAGATAGAATAATAACTACCATACCAGATGATGTATATGTAGTAGTAGTTGATCCATATTATAAAGATGAACCTAAAGGAAAACAATCAACTATATCTCTTGGAGCAGCTTATGTAGTAAAACAAACTAGTTTATATTTTTCAAATAAAACAGAACAAGATGTTTGTTGGTTTATAGGTAGACCGGGACGTACAAATGAATTTCATGAGATAGTAATGAATATGGCAGAGATGTATAATGCCAAAATACAATGTGAAATTGCAGGAGGAGGACAAGGTTTATTAGATTATGCAAGAGCTAAACATAAACTAAATAGACTTATGTTTGAGCCAATTTATATAAACGAGAAAGAAATAGAAAAGATTTCTAAGAATAGAAGTTATTTCATTGATATACCAACTGACAAAAAGCGTGAAGGATTGCAGTATTTGGCGGATGACTTAAAAAAAGTCGTTGGTTTAGATGAAAATGGTCATGAAATCTGGAATTTACACTATATTTACGATCTAGGATATTTATATGAACTCAAGTCATTTAATGATACTGGAAACTTTGATAGAATATCTGCTCAAATAGTAAAACAGTATGTATTAAAAGAAAAGATACAGGAAAAAGCTAAACGTAAAGAAAAGAAGAAAGATCAAAATGGAATAATGGGTAGACGTCCATTATTTCAAGATAATAATATTAGAAGGAATGAATTAATGATAGGAGTAGATGGAGTCTTTCAAGACTAAATAAAATATAATGGAAGAAAAGAATCTAATACAAGATAATAGATCAAAGAAACCAGTAAGTATGGGTTTAAAACCTATGCAAGCAGTTCCTTATAAAGATAAAGATGATGCTTGGCGTAAGCAAAATATAGAATATTTTATAATGTCTAGTATATATAAAATACATTATGCTGGAATATCTGGATCACAAGGAACAGTAGATGGTATATCAATGGTTCAATTATGGTATAATATTTATAATAATAAAATACAAGAAAAAGATTTTAATTATGTAACTAATCCTCTTAATGTTAAGAGTGATTCTATTTATAAGAACTTTCCTGCCAGAATAAGGTCATATAATATTATTAGACCAACTATAGATTTGCTTATAGGTGAATGGTCAAAACGTCCATTTAAATTTGATGTACTGAATTTAGATGGAGATAATGTAATGAATACTTTTTTAGAAACTAAATATAATACTTTTAGTAAAAATGTAACAGATAGAGCAGTTAATCTTTTAAAACAAGCACAAGGAGAAAATTCTCAAGAAGAAATACCAAACCCTAAAACTATAATAGAAGATTTAAATACTAATTATAAAGATTTAAAGGCTATTAAAGGATATAAAGCAGTAAAGAATTTAGAATTTGAACTTAAACTTAAAGAGAAATATAAGTGGTGTTTTAAAGATTGGTTAATTGCAGGAGAAACAGCTTCGCTCAAATATGTAAAACGATCAGATATAGAATATGAAAAACTCTCTCCTCTTTGGATAGATACAGATAAATCTCCACAAGTAATAAATTATGAAGATGGAAGTTATGCAACAGTTAAGTTTAGAGTAACAGTTGCAGATTTAGTTGATATGTTTTATGAAGAACTTAAAGAGAGCGATCTTAAAGATTTAGAACAGAATGAAAGTAAATATAGATCAGCTCTTTATGCTAATTTTACAAATGTAAATTCTAATGATAATAAGAAAGATCGTTTAAATAAAGTTGATCTTTATTATGTTACATGGAAATCACGTAAAAAGATAGGATTTCTTACTTATAATGATCCATTTACAGGAGAAGAATTAACTACACAAGTAGATGAAGATTATCCAGTAGCAGAAGGAGAACAAGTAGAATGGATATGGACTAATGAAGCTTGGGAAGGCTGGAGAATTAATGATACAGTATATTTATCTATTCAGCCTGTAGCAGTTCAACGTAATGAATTAAATAACTTTTCATCATGTAAACTTCCAATTAACGGACGAAGATTCTCTGATACAGAATCAGAAAATGTATCTATATTATCACTTGGTATTCCTTATCAGATAATGTTCATTATAATGAATTATCGGATAGAATTAACAATAGCTAAATCCAAAGGTAAGATATTATTATATGATAAAAATACAATATCAGATGATGAAGAAGAGCAAGATAAAGTATTCTATTATGCAGAAGCTTTAGGTTATTTAGGTTTAGATAGAGCAGGAGATGATGTAGATAGAACTTGGACAGGATACTCTGTTCAAGATATGAGTCTTTACGAACATATTAATCAACTTATAGGAATAGCACAATTCTATAAAGATCAGTGGGAAGAACTCATGGGTATATCTCGTCAACGTAAAGGTGCAATAAATGCAAGTGATGGATTAGGTACAACACAAGAGGCAATATTTAGATCGTCAGTTATAAGCGATATTATATTCTCTACATTTGATGAATGGGTAGAAAGTGAACTTCAAGGTTTATTAGATTTATCAAAATTTGCATGGATAAATGGTAAGAAAGGATATTATCGTAATGATGATGGCAGAGCAGAATTATTTTCTATCGATCCAGAAGATCATGCAAATATGGATTGTGGTATATTTATGGATTATACTTCACGTAATGCAGATAAGTTAGCTTTACTTAAACAGCAAATAAATGCAATAGCTCAACGTAAAGATATTAAACTATCTACTATTGCTGATATGATATTTACTGACAGTTATGTAGAATTAAAAGCCAAGCTCAAGGAAGCAGAGGCAATAGAAGTAGAGATAGCTAAAATCACAGCAGAGAATGAACAACAACACGAGAAAGAATTAGAACAAATTGAGAAGAGTTATTTACAATATGAACATACTTTAGCAGTAGATTTACAAGAAAAAGATTGGGATCGTAAAGATAATAATGAATATATTAAAGGAGAAATTCAAGGTAGAATAGCAAAAAATCCAAGTGAAATGGATATAGACATGACAGCTATTGAACAAGAAAGTACAAAGAGACTTCATAGAATGGAACAAAGTAGAGTTGAAGTATTAAAAATGGCAAACGATTTAAAAATTGCAAAAATTCACGATGAGACAGCACAAAAGAAAATTGCTTCGGATAAAGCCAAATCTGTATCTAAAAAGTAAGATTTTTATAAAAGATTGCTATACATAGAAAAATATATAAACTAAAAATTATTAACTAAAACTAAATTAAACTAAATTTGAATTAACATGCTAACGATTACAAAGTATCTCGACATTAACGCAGGAGGAGGCAATGGTTCAGGAGTAAATACCAATCTTGAAGATAAATTATTTGAAGGATTTAAACCTTCAAAGACAGCAGAAGCAATAGAAGCTGAAAGAAAAGTAGAAGAAGAAAAGAATAAAGGTACTACAACAGTAACAGCAGATGTTCTTAGTACTGAAACAACAACTCTTGAAACTTTATTAGCTAAAGATGAAAAAACTTTAACAGTAGAAGAAAAGAAAACTCTTGATAGTTTAAAACTTAAATATGATATTCAAGAAGTTAAAGAAGATGGAACTCCTTTAACTAAAGAAGAAAAAGAACAAATTCAACTTTTAAAAACTAAACTTGATGGAATTTTAGCTAAAGCTGAAAAAGATAGAACTCAAGAAGAAGTACAATTTTTAAAAGATAATACAGAAGAAGTAAAGGATATTTATTCTCAAGTTGATGAACTATCTGGTCAACCAGTAGAAGTAGATTATGGTGGAACTGATCCTAAATCTCCAGAAGGTATTCTAAAACGTGAAGAAGTAATACGTCAACAAGCAGCAGCAGCTTTTGATAATAGTATAAAAGAAGAATTTCCTATTGCTTATCAATTAATGTTACATCAGAAAGCTGGTGGTACAATAGATGATTTCTTTGCTCAAGGAAATGACGAAGATTATAATGAAGTAACTTTAACTAAAGCAGATGTTAAAGGACAAGAGAGATTATATCGTAAAGCATTAACTCTCAAAGGAAATACAGCAGAAGCAATAGATGCTTTAGTACAATTTGCAAAAGATAAGAGTAAACTATTTGATTTTTCTCAAAGTGAACTTGAATCATTACAAAAACAACAAGCAGTAGATACCGAAACAAGACAAAAAGCTATTAAACAACAAGAACAAAGAGAAACAAATTTAGTTAATTCATTTTATAAAGCTACTGATTCTTTCTTAATAAGCGGTATTCAAGGAGTAAATATACCAAAAGTAGAACATAAAGCATTTACACAATTTATACAAGATACTACATTTGTAAAAGATGGTAAATTACTTCAAGTAGTAGAATTAACAAATGAGAATCTTGAACGTGAATTAGCAGCTAATTATTTTAAATTTAAGAAAGCAAATCTATCAGCTATTGCTCAACGCAAAGCTGATAGTATTAATGCTAATAAAATTAAAGGATTAGTAACTAAATATAAGTTAACTCCTAAATCACAACCAGATAATAATAAACATTTTGTACCAATGGCTGAAATATAAAAGAATTAAATTAAAAATTAATAAAACAAACTATAAACCTTAAACAATTAAAAAATAAAATGAAATGAGGAATTTTCAGTATCAAGTAAAAGAACAAATATTTGATTCTAAATCTATGTTAGATGAACTTAACTTTTACCACCAAAATCATGGTAAGGTATCAGAGTTAACGAACAAACTAACATATATTCTAGGAGATTATGCTAATAAATATCCTATCTCAATGATGACGATGGGTAACTTAGCATCAAGTAATGCAACAAAAGAAATTGACGATGTTCAATTTACTTATCCAGTAATGGGTAGAATGGATAAAGCTAGTAGTGTTTCATCTACTAGTTATTTATCTACAGATAAACCGGGTCTAGGTAATATGACTTTTAAACTTAGATTTCATGATAACTGGATTAAAAGGTATTATATTATAGAATCTGCTAGAGGTATTCAAGCTTATGTTACAGATGATCCAGTATCAATAGGTGATGAGTTTGAATATACTTGTCAACTTGATCCAGCAGAAGCTACAGACTTTTGTCCTTTTACAGAAGTATCAGCAGGTACACTTTGGGCAGATTTAAATACGCAAGTTGCTGAATCTGAATCTAGAGGAAGTAGGAGTAAGATGGTAAGTCCGGGTTTATTCAAGAATCAAATGGGTTTTATTAGAGCATCTCTTGAATGGGCAGGTAATACTGTTAATAAAACAATGAACATAGAAGTAAAAAATCCAACTACTGGAAGTTCTTCTACTGCATGGATGGATTTTGCTATGTGGCAATTTGAAAATAGGTATCTTGACGAATGTGAACATGCTTATTGGTATTCACGTTATAATAGGTTAGCAAGTGGTGATGTACCTCTTAAAGACTTAACTACAGGTAAAATAATTCCTCGTGGTAGTGGTTTACTTGAGCAGATACAAAATAAATCTACATTTGCATCTCCATCTTATGTATCTCTTCAAAATAAAATTGGAGATGCACTATTTGGTCAAAGCGATACATCTGGAATGAGTATTACTCTTCAAGGTGGAACTGGAGCACGTAGAGATTTAGATAGAATGCTAAAAGCGCAAGGTGTTACTTTCTTAACTGACTTTGGTGGAGGTAATATTGCAGATAAATTTGTATCTGGATCAAATAGAGATTTGATGTTAGGTGGATTCTTTACTGGATTTTATCATATCGATGGTTATACAATTAAGTTTAAGTATAACGAGATATTTGATAAAGGTAGAATTGCACAAAAATCTCCTGTACATCCAGAATCAGGTTTACCACTTGAATCTCATAGGATGGTATTTATTGATGATAATGATTATGATGGTCAACCTAATATTCAACATGTTGCACAACGCGGACGTAGTTTTAGACATGGAATAGTTGGTGGTCTTTCAGAAGCACCTAAATCACTTCGTATTATGCAAGGTGGTGGATCAATGGATAGCCAAGTAGCAGTAATGGCAACTGAAATCGATAAGAGTTCTTATCATAGATTTAAGTCAGCAGGCATTCAAATGCTACGTGCAAATAAATGTTTTGATCTACAATGTATTGTAGGTCTATAATATAATAAAACTATATAGCTAGAGAAAATTAAGTTTTTCTCTAGCTACTTTTTTAATAAATTATAATAAAACAACTTAAACTAAACTAAATTACAATGGAAAAAATAGTGTATTTAAAGAGAGCATTACCATTTATTCATGAAGCAATGAATACAGAAGTAATGCAATTACAACTTGCGCAAACTCAACGAAGTATAGGAGCATATTATGTTGGAGAACATAATAAAAAAATAGGTACGGGGTTAACACCAGATGAAGAAGATTTACTTATTCCTATTTTACTTCAAGTAAGAATAGATAATCATGTAGAATATGCAAAAGCAAAATTTGATCACTATAATGATATTGTAACAAAAGTACCGGGAGGTAAAGTAGGTTTAGCTTTAAATATAGGTCTACAAGATAATGATAAACCTCTTGGTAAATATATAGCAAAAGTTCCTATAGAAGTTAAATATAGAGATGGAAATGGAGATGAACAAATAAAAATAGAAGAAAAAGAAATAGTAAAATATAATCTTCCAGATAATATTGAAGATTATACACTATGGAGACATGCAATTGGATATATTTATACAGCACCGTCAGTTGAAGCTGCAAAAGGTAATCCTCTTATTCAATATTATATAGAAGATCCAAAACGAGTAATAGAAAGTAATTATAAAGAACTTGAAATAGCAGATAAAGCTTATACTGAATATGTATTAGTTAAAACTGATCCTGCTAAAGTAGATATGTTGCTTACGGTTCTTAGAACTTATGTACCTAAAAAATCTGGTCGTCCTCCTATTAATGTTAATAATCTTTCGTCAGAAGAAAGAATTATGATATTAAAAGAAGTAGCAACACAAAGACCAGAAATATTTTATAATTTTGCTACAGATACTAATTTAAAGAAACGTTATTTTGTAGAAGAATTATTATCAGTAGGTCTTATGACTAGAATAGGAAATACTTTTGTAGATAATACAGATAATAATTTTAATCTTGGAGATTCAATAAAAGATGTAGTACAAAATCTTTGGAATCCTAAAGAAACTAGTAGACTTAATAGATTAAAAGCAGAGTATGATGCTAAAAAATCAAAGAAACAAGTTTTAGCTTAATATAAATGAAAAGATTATCTGTAAAAGAGAAACATATTTATGTAACACAAGGTTTACAAAGACAAGGAGCTTCTAAGAAAGATTTTCAATATCCAGAAGCTATAGATATTGCTTTAATAAAAGCTGAATCTAGAATAGTTAAAGATAGATTATTTCCTGATCCTAATATACCTTTTAAGTTTGAAATAAATGAGAAATATGTTTCAGATATACAGAGTATAATTAAACGTAATTATGAATTAGTAACCTTTCAACAAAGTAATCAAGAATCATACGGAGTTCTTCCGTATGATTTTGGTTATTTAATATCAGATCATTCTAATATTATAGAAGATTGTAAAGATGAATTTACAACTCCGACACCAACTGAAACAAAAACAGAACGTGTTATAGTAATACCTTTTACATCAGCAAAAGGTTCTGCTCCTTATTATCAAAATATAATAGTTAAAGTATTAGCAACAAGTAATACTTTAACTTTTACTGGTTATCAAACATTGGAAGAAAGAACTTTTATAGTAGATAATATAATAAATACTTTTAAAGATTTAGGTCTAATTGCATATTGGGAAAGTTATAAAGATATTTATAGATCAAATAGTTTTTTATTACCAATTTTAGATTTAAGTATTAATGCTACAATAAATATAGATGGAGGAACAGATGTAATTGTAAGTAATATAGATAAAACTGTTACTACATTCAAGTCTACATTAACTACAAATAATATTATTTTAAATAGAGATGTAAAAGCTGATTTTTTAGATTCGGCAGCAGCTTCTTTTTATAATCAATCAAAGCCTAATTCTCCACTTTCTAGCTTGTATGAGAATAAAATTCTTGTAAAAGGAACAGAAAGATTCCTAGCCAATAAGATTTTTATAAATTACATTAGGACACCAAGACGAATTAGTTTAAATTTGAATCAAAATTCAGAACTATCAGGAACAGTACACGAAGAGATATGTGATTTAGCAATACAATTGCTAAAGAAACAGATAGAAGATGAAAGTTATGAAAAAGAAGTACAAGATAATAAGAATAGAATAGAAACTTAAAATATTAAAAAACTATAAATTACTAAACCTTAAACTAGAAAAATAAAATGGCAGTATTACGATTTACAAGGTACACCAAAGGGAAAAATCAGCAAGGAGTTGTTTCAAAAGCTACAGCAGTATCTACACAAGCTACTCTTGCGTTGTTTATAGCAAATGCAACGGCTGGACAAATTGGTGTATATGACGGAAATGGAGCTTTATTAAATTCTCTTATTCCTGCAACTACATCATTTACTATTGTTCAAATGAGGAGCAATAGTCAGATTAGACGAACAACTACTCAATTAATGGGTAATATTACTGCTACAAGAAAAGCATATCTTGCACCAGTAAGATGTACAGGTAGTATTGGATGGAGTGCAACAGGATTAGCTGGTGCTCTTAA